GATAAGGCCGCACGTTTTCAATGCGAAGCTTGAGCAAGTTCTTACCCTTGGGGGCGTATTCCCAAACGCATTTGTCCAAAATAGCCTTAAACACCCCGGCCACTTCTTCGCTTTCTGTCACTTTGGCAAATAGGCTCTGAGCCGTATCCATCCCGACGGTGAGAGCGCTTTTCATCGAATCCCCTGGTACTGACCAATCAGCGGGCCGTACTTATTGGCGAAAGTGTCAAACTCAACAACCACTCGGCCCTGAAGCTCGCCGTCAGGTCCACGGATTGCCATGGACGTTGGCACAAGTCCAAGATCTTCGAGATGGTTTGCAAGCTCGTTATCATCGCTATCGCCGGAGCGCAGAAGGTCAGCCCATTGTTTCGGAACGATGCTCGTATAGCATCGGCAGTTGACATGAAGCGGCGGCTGATTGCTTTCGTCAACTTCTTTGCCTTCTTCCTGGTCACACTCATCGCAAACGCGGGCGTCGTCTAGGGTTAGAAAAACCTCTTGCTCGACAATATCGGAGTTAGCCTCAGCGACATCACCGCGACCGGCCGCTTGCGCGTTGAGTATCTCATTGGTCGTCAAGCGTTCGAGCAGAGATTCATAATCGTAATTGCCTTGAGGAAGCGGGATCTTGGCATCGACCGCTTTGGCGGCATCCGATATTGATGTCCGGTGAAGGGCCTGAGCTTGGAGCTGACTCATCGCTTGACGCTTGAGCAGCTCGTTCCATGTGTGTATTTTGAGCGACCATTCCGGCTCGCCTTCAAGCGGTATGTCAGATTCTTTAATCTCAAGGCCATTCAAAGCATAAACATTGGTCTTTGGCGGGACGGTGTTATCCAACATCCAAAGCCCGCGCAGAACCTCTTGCTGACGATTCTTAACGATTGAATCGTGCAGATGCTTCACGGCTAGGCGACCAAATGAGTTAAGGATCTCGGTTAGTCCCTTTTCAATTCGCAATAATGTCCCGCGATGCTTGGCCGTCGGCAAGTCCCATTGTAAAGAACCAAAATCGTTCATGTATTCACTGACGATCAAGTCGCGCATCATCCTTTTGGTTTCGGACACGCCAGACATCATGTGACGCACGTTATCGTTCTCAAGATCACGTTGGGCCACGCGGGTTTCCTTTTCGAGCTTAGCCAGGATTGCCTTCTGATCGGTAAACTTACGCATTGTTCATCTGACCTTTCAGCGCGACCTTGCCAGCCCCGTGGATTGGATTGTTACCACCCGCAGCCGTTTTACCGCCAGCCATAGGCGGCATGGGAGGCTTGGGAGGCATTTGCGGCATCGTTGGAGACGCCAGGACAGCGCCGACGGCCGCGTTAAGTCCTTTTGTCTTTTCGTCGCTGATGTCACTTTGTTCGTCGTCATAGTCGAACCTCGTGATTTCCATCTCAGCGGCCGCCATGATCGCCGCACGCTTCTGCGAAATCCAATTCGCTTGCTGAGCCGTCCAAAGGTTAGTGAGAGTTTCGCCCGTCGTATCTTTAGTGACACTCGGGAAGATAAACTCCCATTCCTCCTGATCGTAATCAAAACCATTTTGCTCGCAGAACGTCTCCGCAAGTTGGTACATGAAGGATTCGAAATCTTCCTGCAGGTCCTCGATAACCTTGGTAAAAGGCTCAGAACCGACAAGCGCGGTCGCGCGTGAGCCAGCGCCTTCAGTCATGGCATTAAGCGATTCTTTAGGAACACCAGCCCCGGCCGCGATAAGGCAAAGAATCTCTTGAGCCACACCGTTGCGCGCGGCGTTGTTCGTCAGCGGATTGAGCACCGTTCGCTTAATGGCTTTGTTATGCGCGAAGATAGACGCCGGTCGGGGCATATAGGCGTACTTCTGCGCGTGGGCTGTGACCTGAGAAGCTGTACCATCAACCTCGTCATCAAAGACGTAGGTCGAACGGAAATTCTCGCCAGCCACCTGATTGAATAATAAGTCACGCAGTTGCTTGCACCAGCCCATTAAAGGGTACAGGCCCGAGCGTCCGCGCTTCTCATTCTCATAGCAGTTATTCTTCAAGTGAATAATCTGCGAGGCAGGAAGCTGACGGATTGTGTAGACGCCCGCGTTCGTCTTTTCAGAACCCGGCACGCCCGGCACCTTGATCCCTGCGAATGTTTGAGTGATAGACTGAAACATTTGCTGATAGTAAAGCGGATGATCCAGGTCGTCGCCCATCCCAGGCCCGTCGTTGTTTGTGATGATGTCCCAAATGGACTGAGCGTCAATGCTAGTCCACTTGATCTTGTCGAAGAATAACTCGCCATCTACAAAATACTGAATGGACCAATACTTTCGAAGCTTAATGTATAGCTTGGTTTTCTTTGCGTGGTCCTGCCATGCCTTTTCAAGCTTAGGGTTTTTGCTGTTGATCTTGACCTTGAAACCGCGACCAAGACCGTACTGAGACATCAAGGTCGCGATGCGCTTAGCAATCGGAAAGTGATTGTAAAGCTCGAAGGCCCGAGACAGCGCCACGAATTGATCGAAGTACTGTTGACGCCCGAAGTTAGCACCGAAGAAAGGCGTGTATTCAGTGTATTGATTCGGGTCTGAAGTCATCAGCGAGCCAGCGTCCGAATTGCTGACAAAATCATAGGTGTTTTCTTTAAGCCTTGACTGATGAGCTTTCACGGCTTCCATGAATTTATCAGTGCCGATAACCCGCTTAATCCGATAATCTAACTTCCCGGTTTTGGACTCCCGCAAAGGCGCGCCAGTCACCTTGTGGAATCGACCCGTAAATAAGTAGGCTTCAGCGACCTGAGCTTCACCGGATTCAATCTGCTTATAGACCTGCTCGACGCGATTCGGAGCATCTCCGTTGGGGTATTCAATCGGGGCCATCTTATCCCCGTCGCCCTTGAATACTTGGTCGATGTCCGGCAAGAAATAAGAATCGCCCATCGCGGCGGCGGGCTCAACCCTTTTCTCGGGAAGTCCCGCCGCCCCGTTAGCAAGCCAGTCGCCGGGCTTCTTGGAAACCCTTTGAACAGGCTTTGACTTCTTAATCTTGCGTCGAGCCATTAACTATTGACCTGCGGCAGTCGCACCCAACACGCTGACTTTGTACAAGCAATTCAAGTTTGCACCGTTGGAAATACCAACCAAGCCGTTGGCGAAATAAGCCGGAGCGCCGGACGCCGGAGCCCAAGAGCCAATCGTCGAGCCCTGCCCAGCGGTGTTAGGCGTCAAGGAAGTCAACACCTGAGGCGTGATCGCTTTGCCCTGGGTCGCGTTGGTGATACCCGAGACGGACGCGGAATCAAATCCCAAGCAATAACCCAAAGACGTGCCCGAAGAAGCCTCAACGCTCAGAAGCAAGCCAGCGCCGGTCACAAGCTGAATCGGCGTGCCGCTAGGCGTAGAAGTCTCGATGCGATAAGTCACAGCGCCCGTGAAGTTCCTATTCTGGGCCTGAGTCGCATTAGTGTTGTTGGAAGCATCCGACAACATCGGAACGGAAACCGCCGCCTTCGCCGCAGGGGCCAACGCGAGCAGTACAAACAGCGCTACTAATTTTTTCATTATGATTGCCCTCCCATCCAGTCTGCTTTCGGCTCGTCATCATTGACGATGCCGTCACTGCTTACCACCTGACCCCCAAATCCCATTGCTGCGCTCGGGGTAAACTTCGCCGTTCGTGCTGCAAGAGCAAGGTTAAGCGCATCGGCGCGGTCCGGCGAGCGGCCGAGACGCTTCTTCGTATCGTCTTTGGACTCGATGCGAATTCGACCGGCTGAATCAATCTTATACTTGACGCCGATAAGCTCAGCCGCAAGCTTGTCGTCTTTTTCCATCGATATAGCATCAGGATTGCGCGGGTCCAGAGCGTTCCTTAGCCCTTCGAAGAACAGCTCCGAGCGGCAGTCCGCATACCTCTCTTTGTCTTTCGGCGCTTCCGCGACGTTGATGGCGTTGACAGGCTCACCGAGTTCGTCAAGGCGGTCCACGACTCCAGCCCCGACGCCGATAGAATCCACGTTAATAACCCGCGCGCGTAATTGCTTACGCTGTGCAACGGCGTAACCTGATACGGCCATCGTGTCTTGTCCGTGGATGACGTGGGGCTTAGGACAATGTGACCCGATGATAGGCTGGATGACTGTGTCGTCATTTCCGAATCGGGCAACATCGACGCCGATGTCGATAGGTCCGTGAAGGTTTGGCGTGCGCGCCCACGCTTTTTCGATCCAGTCGAGGGGAATGACGGTATCCGGCTCCTGCTTCGGGAATTCCGCGAGGACCTTGACTCGATAAAAGTCGGAGTCCACTCCGTAGATTTCTTTCCACTCTTGCGCTTGGTCATAAGTGATCATCCCAGGAACGACTATCTTGCGGGCTTTATAGTTTGGGGTATCTTGAGCCGCGATGCTTATGCAATTCCAAAGGTGACGCTGAGAGTGAAACGCCTCGTGAGCTAACCCGGTGAGTGCTGACGGGTTTTCAAGAATTAAAAGCTTAGCCTGACCGTCTGCCATTGTATTTTCAATGGCGTGAATTGTGCCCTCATCGACTCCCTGGACTTCGTCAATGATGAACAAGAGATTCTGTCCATGCCAACCGTGAAATCGGTTTGGATCGTTTGAAGAAAAGCCGAGAGCAAACCAGTCCGGGCCAATTTGCCACTCTGAGGCAACGGGCTTTAATTCGCCGCCGATGGGAAAGTTTGCCTGGGCTTTGATTGACCGAACTTCACCCCAAAGAACGCCATCGACCTGACGGCTTGACGGCGCTGTGGAAAAAACTTTAGCGGGGGCTGCCGCTTGAAGAAAAGCGTGAACGACAAGGGCCGCTGCTTTTGTTTTAGAGCTGGCCACACACCCCTTGACTGCGGTGCGTCGATTCTCGAACACCGACTTTATAATTTCCTCTTGCTTTTCCCATAGGTCAATGTTGTATGTCTGCTTCGCCCACAGTTTCGGGTCCGTTCGAATCAGATTGATGTATTCCTTCAGCTTTTGAGCTTCTGAGTCTGAGCATTCCGGCGATTGCGTCAAGGGCTGTAGCGCTATTCGTCGTAACATCGACTTGTTGTCTCGGCTTGCCGAAGGCGTAAGCCGCGATGAGTTTCGACGCAAAGAGGCCAAGGTTTTTTTCTCCCACGCTTGCTTCATCGTCCAGCATTTTATCGGCAAGACTAAACCAACCAGCGAAACCCTTCTCGGCCATGTATTCCTGACAGATCACAAGATAGCTTGATCCTTTCGGCCGACCACGTCCGCGATTGCCTTCTGCTTTTCCAAATCCCATTTGGTCACCGTAAAAAATTGAGCCTTACCACGATGCACGCGGTAAAGCCCTGAGCAGTTTCTTCTTTGGGAAGAACAGTCACATACTAATTATGAATGATGGAATTGTTATTGTAAAGACTTTGGTGGAATAAATTCGGGAACTTTTACACCCCCCTGTTTTGTGTCGTTTTCTTTGTTTAGCTTATCACAAGGGAGATATATCCCGTCAGCTTGTTTCTGACAGAATCCTATCTTTGCCATTTCGAGAGCTTCTTTTCTTTTGCCGGAATGGTCAGCCGTGACGCCGAAGATTCCGCTTATCATTAACAGGACTATTATTATCATTCCCTTATCTCTCCCGATAATTATCTACGGCCTTTTCACAATCGCCATATTTTTCAAGCCATCGTCCCCAATCAAGCTGTCCGATTTCAGGTCGATTTTTACAAATAAAAATATAATCGTGCGAAATTGGTTCTGAAATATATTTTTTATCTGTGAAATTTAGAACGTATAAGTTATTCATGCTAATTCCAATAAAACAACCAATAATGAGTGATATCCAAGTATCTATCATTAAAAACATAAAAAAGTATTTATTCATTCTCTACCTCGTTTGAGTGGGCGCGGAATTCCTTGCGGGCATCGTACACCGCGCTGTAAGTCGGGCCGTCTCCGGTATCCATCCACCTTTCGACGACGACGATAAACTTCATCGCCGCTTCGAGACGCTTTTTCAATACGTCATAACACGACGCGCAATAGGACACCATGTTGTCGGTCCCGTGTTCTGTTTCGCACTGGTTACATTTGTATCTGCTCATATTATCCTCGTTAAATTGTAAAGCCGAATTGGGCCGCGCCGCATTTATCGCAAACGAACACAGCGTCTCCCGATTCAAATCCAATCTTTCCGTTACATTCGCAAGCGCGGAAATCAATGCGCGCTCGCCATTTAATTATTTCGGTAATAAATTTTTTGTTCATTTATTATCCTGTATTAGGCTCATTTGAGTTTGCCTATAATATTCATAAACTAAATCGGATATAAGTTTATTTGAATCTTTAAGTTTTCTTTTTAACCCGCGAATGATCTTATTTTTTAACTTTATCTCACCATTAATGAGTTTAAGTTTATCTTCGGCTAGTTTGGCGCGAGTTCGAATTGAATTGTCGTTCATTTTTTTACCTCGTTTGATTGGGCGCGGCAAACACACTTTGTAAACATCTGCGGTGCCGTAAGATCCCGCGATGCCTGCCCGCTCATCTCCTTCGTGACCTCTCGGCACGAATTGCGGCGTCAACAACTTGTCGTATTGTTCCCCTATGCTTTCGGTGATCGACTCCATCAATCTCCACGCGATATTCAGCATAGCGATAGCCTCTGAATACACTGGTGCCAAGAGCGACCAATCCCTTTCCAAGGTAATCCAACCTCATCTTGTCCGTTATGCGCTTTGACTTCTTCATGGCTTCCCTCCACCGTGCAGACGCCCGATTGCGTACATCATAAGTGCGATTGAAAACGTGTACGGAATGATCCAGAAATTTTTCACTTCCCGTCCTCCGTTATCTCAGCGATGAGGCGGATCTTAACCTGACAGGCCCCGCAAATCCAACCGTTTTCATATTTCCATCCCGCCGTACCAGCATGCTCCTCAAGCCATTGTTTTCTTCCTGACGTATATAAACCATCCGTATCAGTTAGATCATTGCCGCACTTATCGCAGTCCATATAGTAGGTTGTCTCTATGCCCATAACAGCACCACTCTACGCACTCGGGGCTTTTTCTTCATGGCTTGAAAACCAAATGATGAGTTATCAATAAAATTCCAATGATAAAGTTGATAATCAAAATTACTTCATAAATCAAGTTATTCATTTCGATTTCACCTCTATCTTTTTCTTCATGGCTACTGCCTATCCGCGCAAGTGCAATCATCAGAGTTTCCGGTTAATTTCGCTGGGCAATTTCTGTGATGGTCGCTCATCTCATTCTCCTATTCCCTGTTCGATGGACGGCGGGAATCAATCATTCCCTCAGCGGCTTCGTAATCACAAGCAACGCATGGGGACGATCCGCAACACGCATCGTCATGACACCCGCTAAGAATTATTCCAGTGCTATCACAAATTGTGCATCGTTCTCTTAACCAATCACGAACACACTCAACACAATCAGCCATCAGACTAACCGATTCGTATGAGTCACTAGTCATAGACGAAGAAGATTCCACTATCCTGCACATAGGCTTTAACTCGTGATTGTTCCATTCTCCAATATGAACAGTCATTTCTCCCCCGCCGACCCTTCCTGCGCTGGGTGTGAACAATACTTCTTCAAAGACTCCGCAAGCTCGTAATTTTTCCTTGCGCTTTCCCCAACCACCCCAAGTATTTGGTTTAAGTCTTTCACCATCTGCTCATGCTTCCACAACTCCACCTTCAGCGCGGCTTCACGCTCCTCCGCTTGCTTTTGTAGGTGGCCGTATTTGCACGGCTCATTCTCCAACTCTTTTACGCGGGCTTCGGCTTGCTCGGCGCGTAATAATAGCTGATGATTCTTTTCTTCCATCCCATTATGTGATTCCCTGTAAGCCAAACGATCTTCCAACTCCCTCACCCTCTCCCGGTAGTAGCGTACGGCTTGGGTGAGTACCCCAACACAGGGCATAGAATACGCACCGGATTGTTCCAGTGCTTCCAACAGCCTCGCCTCGTCGGGTTTATTTTCCATGTTAGCTCCATCTCCAGCTC